CAAGTTAAAACTTGAAATTGAAAGGGGTTTTTACAATGACAGTTAAACAGTTTTCAGAAGTAGCAGCGGGGCGCATTTATTTGAATGATTTCGGAAGTTCTCTTTCCGCCGTTCCCGGTTCCGTTCTCTTTGATGCTATCAAAGATTGCAAGATTTGTGAAATTGAAAGCCGGGGCGGAGATTTCGAAATTACATTAGAAAAACAGCTTGTGCGGGAATAAGAAAGGGGCTTGCATCATGAAAAAGATTTTTGATTTACCCGTTTGCGGTTATGACCGGGCAAAAAGTTTTTACGGAAAAGCAAAAGTTATTGAAACGGACAACGGCGAAAAAGTTTTGCAATCCTATAATACTTTTGTTTGTCGTATCACGGCGGCGGGGCGGTTCGTTCGTATGTGGGGCGGCTATTCCGCTACTACAATGCGCCATGTAAATAGTTTTCTTTCATTCTATGATATGAATGGCGGCGGGAAATCGTGGTGGGATACGCAGCCGGTAGAAACAGAAAAGCCGAAAGCGGCGGATATGACCCCCGCCGAAAGTTTGAAAGCCATGTATAACCGCCGTGCAGCTAACAACATGAATTATTGAAAGGGGTGTATTAAATGAAATTCAAGACAACGCAAAAGGAAATCCGGGCGAATTACAATAAAATTATTTGCGTTCCCTATTGCGGATTGCAAACCCTTTTGAATTATGAAAGCCCGGTTGCGTACACGATACGCCGTGAGGGGTGGGCGGCTGATGTTTACGATATGGGCGGCGGGGTTGCCATTGTAACAGGGTATGCCCCTTTCGGAAATATCCGCCCCAAATATGAACAGGTGAAAGCCGTGGAAGAACGGGCCGAAAAAATTCGCTATGATTATAGCCTTTCCTATGAACAGCAGCGGGAAAGCTTGAAAAGCCTTGCAAGGGATTTTATAAAGGGGGTTTGCAATCATGAATAAACGGGAATATTGCGAAAGCCGGGAAAGTATCGCCTATTATAGCGGCTTGAATGGGCTTGAAATCAAAGGCATTGAATACGGCATTGACGATTTTGTTTATTGCGTGTCGGGTTGTTGGTATGGCGGGAAAGCTGCACAGCGTTTCCACCGTTGTAAAATCTACTACCCCGCAAACGGGAAAGATAGCGCATTTTTCCGGGTGCATGGGTATAGAGTTCCGCTTGATGAATGTATTAGAATGGGGGTTTAATTATGAATTATATTTTTAAAACAACGGCAACAATGAAAGAATACAACAATAAAAAGTGGTACATTGACGGCGGTATTGTTTCGGATATGCGCATAACTGCGGATAGCGTGGAAAATGCGCTTGAAATTTACCGGGAACGGGTGGAAGAAAAGTATTATATCAACATTTCCCAAAATGCTATAAAGAATAAGTCGGAAATGTTTGTTGATCTGTTAGACGGGGGCGCAAAACAAGTCGGCTATGTTATCACGGGCAAAACAGAGTTTGACAAGGGCGATTATACCGGATACAGCACACAATATATTGATCTATGGATAACAATTCTAACTGTTGTTGATACGGTATTTTAACGGGGTGTAAAGCATGGTATACGCAAGGAAAAAGCACGGCGGCACAAGCTGCTATCTTGTATCCCCCGATACGGTGCAAGCGTTTATACGTTATGAAACATGGGCGCAAGGGGTTGCAAATTGCTTTTGTAATATCACGGTAAAGCCATATAAAGGCCGGAAATATAATCCCGCTTTTGTTTGGGTATGCGTTGGTTGAAAGGTGGGCTATACAATGAAAACAACAGGCCATTATTATAAATCCTTGAAAGCGTGGATAAATGCGGGCGGAAATAAGTACATTGTAAATTGTCCTTGTATCCATGTATCCGGGAGTGTTGCGGGAATGCGCCGGGATTTTTGGGGCTATAAATGCGATGTTGTCCGGGTTGGACAATGGATATATAAGGCAAATTGAAAGGGCGGGTAAAAGCGTGTATTTAATTCTTTTGTTGCTTTTGCTGCCGGTTCAAATCCTGATTGAAATACTGAAATTAAATAAGTGAACGCCGCCCCGGTGCTATTCCGGGGCGGTTGTTTTTTGCGCTTTTCCGGCCTAATTGGGGCGACGTGAATGGGTAACGGGGGCGGGGGATATGCCAGCGGCAGAGAGGGCGGGGTGAGCTGAAAAATATCTGCAAAAAATAAAAAGGTAATACTCAAGAAATATCTTGACAAGTTAAAACTTTAATGCTATCATTTTCTCAGAGGTGATAATTATGACTTCCAAAGAAATTGTAAACAATCTCATGCAAGCACAAGGGGTAAGCAACGCTGAAATGGCAGCTAAACTCAATTTGACACAAGCTGCCCTTTGGGACAGACTCAACCCCAAAAAGACTAACAACATGACCGTTAAGAAGTTCAACGAAATGCTCAAAATGCTTGATTACAAAATTGTGGCAGTTCCCAGAAAAACCCGTCTATCGGAAGGAGGTTTTGAAGTTGAATGACACATTAAAGCTGATTGAAACCCGTACCATCAATGATGCCCTCGTTAATGGGTATTACGGCAAGAAAGAAGCATGGTTCACCCGTGATGAAATCGGTTCGGTTCTTGGTTACGCTGACCCCCGGCAGTCCATAGCGAATATCCACAATCGTCACAAAGAGCGGTTTTCGGATAAATCAGTCCAAATCAATTTGATTTGCACTGATGGAAAAAGCTATGACACTACCGTTTATAATTTCAAGGGCGTTATGGAGATTTGCCGTTGGAGTAAACAGCCGAAAGCTGATATGGTTATGGAAGCACTTTATGACATGGCTGAGTCCGTTGCTCGTACCGGCTTCTATTCTGTTCTTCCCGATCAGGAACTTATTGACCTTCTTGTGAAGCGTCAGAGCGAGAACCCGACCTTCCTTCGAGAAGCCGCCGTTGATTTGAAGTCTAAGAAAGCTCTGGAACAGCTTGCCCAAGACGCACAGCTTAGAGAATTGTGGAAACAGAGAGCTGAGCTCCCTCTTGGGGAGTACAAGAGTAAACTTGATGTTATCTGTAACGGTAACTTCACCCTTCTCAACAAGGAAACCAAGAAATACGAGAAATGGTACACCGCTTTTAAGGCTCACAAGGTAGATTATAGCTTGTAAGCTATTAGAGTGTATAAACTCTCTATATATGCTCGTACTAAGAGAAAGTTATATAACTCAATAGCTCGTAAGCTATTATGGAAAGGAGAACGACATGACAGTAAAAGAAATCGTCTATCTGCTGTCTACGAAGCAGGGATTGACCCAAGATGACTTAGCCAATAAAATAGGCTATACCAATCAAGGGAGTGTCGCTCGTCCTCTTTCCCGTAATAGCGGAATGACCATGCAAGTTGGCACACTCATTCGCTGGTTGGAGGCTTTGGACGCTCAAATCGTCATTGAACCTCTTGACGGTGATGACGGGTATGTTTTGGACGGGGAGAAAGAGTTATGAGGTGGGGATATGGTCGAGTCAGTTCCAAAGGACAACGGCTCTATGGTATGTCGCTTGAAGACCAACTTGAAAAGCTACTGGCTCAGGGTATCGACCAAGAGCATATCCTACTGGATACCTACACTGGCACGAAGATTGACAGGCCGAAGTTCAACGAAGTCCTCTCTAAGTTGAAACCCGGTGACGAATTGGTGGTGTGTAAGCTCGACCGCTTTGCCCGTACCGCTCCCGAAGGAGCCATGTTGGTTCGTGATCTGGTGGAACGGGGTGTTAAGGTCAATATTCTCAACATGGGTGTTGCGGACAATACCCCGATGGGAAAAGTCATGGTCACAGTTATGCTTGCTTTTGCCGAATACGAGCGGGACATGATCGTTGAAAGAACCAGTATGGGTAAGGCCATGAAGCGAGAACATGACCCCGATTGGCGGGAAGGTCGTAAATTAAAAGAAATTGATAACGAGCAGTTTGAAAAACTCGCTCGAAAACAAAAAGACGGTCTTATTACCGTGGCGGACTGCTGCCGGGAACTCGGCATTAGTCGGTCTACATGGTATGACCGGTCGAGAAAGGTTGGTTGATAATGGCGTACTATCAGTTTTCATTACCCATGACTACCAGCGAAAGCTATCAGCTTATCAAGACAGTCTGTGAACACTCTTGTACTGTTAAACAGGAGTGTCCGAATGAAAGCATTGAGGTTCGGACAAAGTTTCGCATGGGGAAGGGTTCTCTCCCGTTTGTGTTTTATCTGAGGGAACTGGAAGACGGAACTGAAATCATGGTCAGCTCGGATAACGCAACACTTACGGGCACTTTGGTGGCGATGAATGGAAATAAACCAGAAAGCGTTTGGGATTTGCCGGATA